CGCGAGCGTCGGCAACCCCGCGCCTTCCGGGGTGAGCACCGACCCGGCGCCCGGATCGGCCGCAGCCGCAGCGTCCATGACCTGCGTCGCGCGCTGCCCGGTGCTCGCCGGGTCGGCGTGCGCCAGCCCGGCGAGTTTCGCGCGGGCCGGGTCCGGGGCCGCGAACAACAGCGAACAGCGGCAGTTCTTTGTTATGATTGTGTTCGCCGTGAACATGCCCGAAGCCGCCTGGAGTGTGTAGACATGACCACGGAACGCCCGCCGCTCGATCTTGCTCACGCGATCAAGTTGTACGAGTCGGGACAGACGCTCGCTCAGGTGGCCGCCCATTTCGGCCGTAAGGCCCCTGGCCTGCACAAGGCGTTCCGACGCGCTGGCGTGGAGCTTCGACCTCGCGGCGTGGTCCCTAACACCACTAGCCGGGTGGACATCGACGATGCTGAGATCGTCCGGCGTTACGAGGCTGGCGAGAGCGAGAAGTCGCTGGCCGAACTCTTCAGGGTCGGCCGGTCCACCATCCGCACCCGCCTGCTCCGCGCCGAGGTCCAGCCACGGGGACGCTCCGACGCTATGCACACCCGTTGGGAACAGCTCGACGACGCCGGACGCGACGCCCTCGTCGAGGCTGCCCATGTCGCTGCTCGCGGTAGAGTCGCCACGGACGCAGAGCGTGCCCGCCGTGCCAGTACCGCCGCGTCCATGAGTGCATTCACTTCGCCCTGGGAGATCGTGCTCGCCGATCTGCTGCTCGAACGCGGCGTGAAGACCGACCCGCAGCGGGCGGTCCACCGTTACAACATCGACCTCGCCTGCTGGCCTGTCGCCGTGGAAGTTCACCGACAGACCTGGCACCCGCTGAGCAGGCGCAACGCGCGCCAGCGCGTCGTGCACCTGCTCGACCACGGCTGGGCCACCCTGTACGTCTGGATAAACCCCCGCACCGACCTGCTCACCGAAGCGTGCGCTGACCACGTAGTCCGCCTCATGCAGCTCGCCCAGCGGGACCCAGCCGCGTTCGGTGAGTACCGGGTGATTCGGAGTACCGGTCAAACTGTTGCCGCTCGCAGTGCGGATGGTGATGACCTCGCCGACGTACGGCGCGCGGAATGACCCCTCCACGTCAGGTGCGCTGACGCTCGTGCCCGGCACGAAGCAGTTGGCCACCTCGGGCCACGTCTCCGGCAGCCCGGACGGGTCGGCGGGGAACCGCAGCCGGTGCTGGCCGACGCGGAACATGTCGCCGATCGCGCGGACTTGCCCGTCTGCCGTGCGGTGTGTGGCGCGGACGCGGGTGTCACGCCTGCTGAGCCATTGCACGTGGGTCACGCCGAGCGCGCGCGCTGCGGCGAGCGCGGCGTCCGCGGCCAGCGCGACCGTGAGGGTGCGGCCGGTCAGCAGCACCCAGTTGCCGCCGCGGCGGTGCGCCGCCTCCACCCTGCGCAGCAGCTCGTCGAGATCCTGGGCGGTGGCGTCGGCGTCGAGGATGGTCCGGCGGATCTCCTCGGCGTGCCGCTGCGCGACCCCGAGCATGGCGTTGACCGCGGAGTCGACCGCCTGCGCGACCGCGTCCTCGTCGAACGCGGCGAGCCCGACGTCGGGGTGGCCGAGCTTGGTGGCGGTGTCCGCCACGCTCTCGGAGACGACGGACAGGGCGACCGGGCCCACAGCATCGGCGATCTCGGCGACCAGCGTGTCGGTGAGGATGTAGGCGGCGTCGATCGGCCGCGCCTTCACCTCCACCGCCGCGCCGCCGACGGGCGGGCCGTTGAGGTCGTTGTGGGTGGCGCGCCACCACCGGGTGCCCTTGCGGGTGCGCGGCGACCGGGCGCGGGCGCCGATGACCCCGCCGACCCGGTCGAGGTAGTCCTCGATCACCGTGGTCATCTGTTGTTCCCAGCCGCGGATCCGCGCGTCGGCCAGCAGCGCGGCGCGGTCGCGGTCGGGTCCGGGTGGCGGGTCTGGTGGGGCTTCGCCTACCTGCGCGAGCGCGGCGGGCAGCGGTGGGAGTTCATCGCCACGCGGGATGCGCGCGGCTCTGCTCACCCTCCTGCCCACTGTCCGGCCCGCCGGTGCCGACCTGCCAGGCTGGCACCGGGGTCGGCCCGTCCAGGGTGGCGATCGGCGGGGGCACGGCGAGTTGCTTCGCCTCGCCGCCGGTGAGCGCGGGCCCCCCGCGGTTCTGGCGGGACATGCCCCGCCACGACGCCACGTTGTCCTCTGCGAGCTGGGCTCCCATCTGCGAGCCGAGTTCGGCGCCGGCTCGCGCGGACTCGGCGGGGTCGACCGGCTGGGGGGTGCCCATCATCGGCAGCGCGGCAACGGCGTTGCGGTCGCCGTCGTGCTCAGGTGTCTCATCATCGGCGATGATCTTCCCGGGTGGGATGTGCAACGTGCGCGTCGCTGGGATGTTCAGGCGTTCGTGCTCCAGCGTTTCACGCACGTCGTCGAGGAAGATCGCGCCTGCGTTGTAGTGCTCGATCGCCCGGTCCTGCTCCTCGCGCTTGTGCCTGCCGAGCACGTACACGTCGCTGGTGTCGTGTTGCAGGAACAGGTCGTCGTCGTAGCCGCCGGGGGTGAGCACGTCGAGCTGCGCGTCGAGCATGCGCAGCAGCGGCTGCATCTTGTGCACCCAGAACGATTCGAACTCCGCGTCCGCGTTGGAGAAGGTGCGCCCTGACGCGTCACCGAGCACGGACTCCGGCACGCCGAACGCGATGGAGATTTCGCGGCGCATCCGGTCCATGGTGTCGCCCCACTGCGTGTCCCGCGGGGTGCCCGAGGTGTCCTGCCAGAACATGTCGTCGACCTGGATCACCGACGTTCTGCCGGCGTGCTCAGGGCCGCCTTGGAACCGGGACTGGAGCTTGCGTTCGGTGTTCTCCGACACCTGCCCTTTGACCCCGAGGATGCCGCCGGGCCGGCCGTCCTGCTCGAGAAACCTCCTGTTGTAGAGCCGTGCGTGCCGATCCAGGTCTGTGCTGAGCCCGGCGGCTTCCATGGGGGACATGCCGCGGGCGAGCAGCGTGGGGTGCGGCGACCGGAGGAAGATCACCCCGGACGGCTGGGAGGTGTGGTCCTGCTCGGGGTCCCACGGCGGCAGGTGTTCCTGCCAGTCGGAACCCATCCGGGTGGTGGCCTGCCGGGTGACGCGGAACGCGCCCAGCGGGTCGGCAACGTACTCGCGCCCACGCTGGTCGCGGGCGTAGGTCGGCACGGGTTCGACGAGGTCGGGGTCGAGCAGCAGCAGCCCCCACAGGTTGTCGCGGCGGTTGCGGATGGCCTCGACGAACACCCCGCGGCTCGACAGCAGGTATTGGGCGACGAGCCGGTGCCTGAACAGCGGTGCGACTTCCCATTTGTTCGACCGGCGGTTCATCACCCGCAGCAGCCGCCGCTGCCCGTCGTCGAGCTCGTCGCGGGGGATGATGGGTCCGTCGTCGGGGTCTTCGCGGCGCAGCCGGATCCGGCGGGCGAGGGCGTTGTCGGCGCACACCTCGACGGCGCGGAACACGTAGGGGTTGACCTGGTAGCCCTCGCGGACGGCGCGGTCGGTGTTCCAGTCGGCGTTGTAGGGCTGGCCGGGGATCGCGTAGCCGCGGTACGAGCTGATGGCGCGCGAGTCCAGGGACTTGCGTTCCACACCCGGCGGTAGGCCGAGCAGGGTGCGCATGCCGCTCGAGAGCCGACGTCGTGCCACCGATCCCCCCCTCCCGTCAGCTACGTGTGCCGAGCAACGTGCCGGCGGTGGTGAGTACCACGCCGGTGAGCAGCAGCCCGCCCTGCCACGGCATGTCCGCGCACACGATGACGGCCATGACCAGGGTGAGGATCCCGCCGAGTGGGGCGACGAGCAGCGCGCACACGTCGCGGCCGGTGACCGGGTCCGGCTGGTCCGTGTCGTCGACGGGGCGGGGTCGTTGCATCTGGGTGCGCACGGGCGGACCGTACGCAGGAGATCAACGCGGCTGGTGGTGGACACGAAAAAACCCCCACGTCACGTGGACGTGGGGGTCTCGGGGGGTAGTCGAGCGATCAGAGGGTGGCCGGGCTGTTTTCCAGTGCGGCGAGCACCCGAAGGTAGTCATCGGTCTGCACAAGCTCCCGCAGCCGCTCCACCCGCGCCGGCTCCCTGGCCTGGGAGAACGGGACGCGCACGATTGTTGGCACGTCGGCGGCCAGATCGCGAACGTTGAGGTACACCAGATCGTCACCCGCCAGGAACTGGCCGATCACCAGTTGCGGTTCCTCAAGCACCCGGTCCCACGCGCGCAGCCAGTCCAGCTTGCGCGGGTCGTCCGGCAACTCGCACCACGCCACGTCTTGCCCGTTGATCTCCGTGATGGACACGCAGTTGGCGGGCGCCATCCCGTACCGCTCCGCGGTGCGAGACAACGCCGGGTCGATCTGCATGTCGGTCAGTGCAGACATACTCACTCCTCTCCGGTCTGGTTGACCGGCTCGTACACACCATGGCTGGTCTTGCACACCCCAGATCTGGCGTCACCAGGCGCGTGACTGGCGGCTGTTCCACCAGCGGGCAACAGCCAGCGTGGCACTCACGGTCGCCGCGACCAGCGTCACCGCCGCGACGATCACCGCGTGCGCAGGCCGGTCCGTCGGCTCCGGCGACCACGCACTGATGGTGCCCAGCGCGACGAGCCCCGCAGCCAGCAGCAGAACCGCGACCACGGCCCGCACACGCACGTAGATGCGATCCGCTGACGCTCTAGCCATGCTGATCATTCCTGGGATATTCGTCGTCATCTCTTGTCTCCCTCAGACTCTCGGAACTTTTGTTTCCACCCTGACCTTTCAGGGGGGCTTGGGCGCCCTGCGGGGATGGCCCGCTCGAACAGTGCGCCGGATCGGCGGTGCGCCACCACAACCTCACCGGCCCGCGTGAACCCGTGCTGCTCGTAGTAGGTGTGCAGGCGGGGGTTGTTGCGGGGGCAGTCCAACCGCAGCCGAGACACCCCCCGTGCGGCGGCAACGTCTGCGGCGTGCTCAAGCAGCGCTGCGCCCAGCTGGAGGTGTTCGCGGCGGGCGGCGGTGGTCGCGGCCAGCCGCAACACGTACAGCGCGTCGGCGGGGCCGCCGGGCCAGCCGTGCGCGAAATCCGGGTCGCACCACGGGGTGACGGTGACCGTGGCCAGCGGCGTGTCGTCGCGGTACACCAGCCACACATGGCCGCGTTCGGCCTCACCGGCGAGCTGCACGGCGCGACGCTCGCCGGGCGCGAACAGCATCGGCCACTGCCGGATCCGTTTCTCGACGCGTAGCCAGCGCGCCGCGTCGGACAGCACCGACAGCACATCCGGGAGCATGGCGGGGGTAGCCCGCACCAGCCGCAGCGGCTCGATGGCCGGCGGTCCAGGGCAGCGCGCGGCGGTCACTGCTCGGCCCATTCGCGCTGCACGACCAGCAGGAACCGGTGTGACGGGATGACATCGTGGGTGCAGCGGATCGGCTGCCCCTCCTTGTTGAACCCGGTGGTGTGCATCTCCATCACCGGCACACCGCGGCCGGTGTCGAGCGCGTCGGCCTCCCCGCCTGATGGCATCCGCGCGCCGATCTCGGCTTCGCTCCACGCCTGCCCATGCCCGTAGGTGATCGACAACGACAGTGGTGAGCACGACCCGTCCCCCTCGATCGGGGTGCCCTCGGCCAGCCACAGCGGCCACCACCCGGTTGAGATCATCCACTTTTCGCCGTCGACCAGGCGGATCCGGTGTCGGCGCACCGCCGGGTCACCCTTGCCGATCCGCAGCTTGCGGCGGATGTACTCCGGAGGGATAGCGCGCGGCTCGACCGTGAGGATGGCGCCACCCTTCCGGCCCTGCGATTCCATGAACGAGTCCCACACGTCGGCGGGCGCGTCGACACGCCG